CCCGGCGGTCACCTTCAGGCCATCGCTGACACCTTCCCAGCGCATATACCCGCTGGCAGCCGTGGCCCCCTTGCGCGGACACCGTTTCATCGCAGCATGTCGCGCCAGCCAGGACTCATCGCACAGGTCAGGCAGCATGTTCATTGCCAGATAATCGATGTAACCGTAAACCGTATGCAGCGCCGCCGCATACACCTTTGCCCGCACGTCTTCATCCATGCGCCGGAGCGTGTCGCTGACGTCCAGCCTGGCGAATAAATCGTTACGGAGCATACTGATATTTTCTGCCAGCGTCGGGCGCTGAAATTCACTGTCCGCCATGCGTTATCGCACTCCACAGATCATCAAAAGAAATCATTACCGGTCCGTCACGACGCCAGAGAGTGATACTGTTACCCAGTTCATTAATCCCGGTGCGGCGGATATCCAGATCAATACGGGACACCACGCCGTCATCAATCATCCATTGCAGGCATTCGCGGATATACCCCCTTACCGTCTGCACCAGCTGATTGGTCAGTTTGCTGCGCTGAAGCAGCCACAGTCGGGAGCCGTAACGGTCATTCTGTACCGCAGGCCAGGTATCCCCCCACCATCCCATCGGGACGTCGGCGTTGTCATCAGGCTCCGCCCGCCGCCAGGTAAACAGGGAAATCACCACGGCGCGGGTCAGCGGATCCAGTTGTGCGCTGGCGCAGGTGCGTTTACCGTTCACCGTCAGCCACAGTTCCATCATGCCTCCATCGCTTTATCAGGTTTGTCGGTGTTACTGCCCTGACCGTTCTCTCTGTGACGATGCCCGTTATAGGCAAGCCGCATCGCTGACATGGTGGTGCCGGTGGAGTCGCACAGGTCTTTCACCTGTCCGGTCACTTCCAGGTCCATTTCAAAACGTGCCTTAGGCGCATTGCGAAACGTGATCGTTTTACCTGCACCGTCCACCACGATCCCCTCCCGGGCCAGCGTCACGGACTGCCCCTGATCGTCATAGACAGCCACCTCACCCGTCTGCAGCCCTTTCAGGCGGTAGCGCCGGTCCGACACCGTAACAACCACCGCATGAGAACGGTCACCATCCGGAAACAACACCACCGCTTCCGCACCGCTGTTTGCCCTTGCGGTAAAACCGTAGGGTTCAAGATGTTCAACCCCGGCTTTGGGTTCACCGGCAATCAGGGACACATCCACGGTCTGACATTTCGTGGCGGCACTGATGCTTTTCACCACTGCCCGCCCAATCAGGCCGAGGAGTTGTCGCTGCATGGCTTCAATCGTCCTCATCAGAACGGGTCCTCCTGTACTCTGGCTTTTTTCTTTTTCCGCGCGCCGGGGGCTTCGGGTTCAGGCAGATAAGCATCAGGTGGGCCGACACGGATTTCCGTCATGGTGCCGTTCTGGTCCTGAGTGAACGTGACTTCCGAGACAAGCAGTTCGGTATTGTCGAAACCACAGACCGGATCGAAGACAATCACCCGCTGGTTGGGCTGCCACAGCGTACCGTTACCCTGTCGCCAGCCCTGCACCAAATAGGTGGTTTCATCCGTCCGCGCCGCCCGTTGTCGGGCTTCAAAGTCAGCACGCGCAATACAGCCTGCCCCCGTGGCCTGCCCTGTCTGCCTGATATACATCGGACGGTAACGGGCAATAAATGCGTCCTCTGTGCGGGCCCGCAGCGCGGTGGTGGTGGCCTCACCGAAATCATCGTCGTTCCCGGCACGCTGCCCCGCCACCTGGTAAACAGAAAATCGCTCCCGGATACTCTTCTCCGTATCGCAGGAAAGGATGTTTTCCCCGAGTACCAGCGCAGTATGTGCCCGCGTTGAGCCAATACCGCCAATCACCAGCCTGCCGTGCGGGTCGTCGTAAGCCAGTGCCTGCTGCTGACCGAGTATTTTGTTGATTACCTCAATCACCGTTTCACCGTGATCAGGCTGAACATCAGGAATAACACCCGACGGCGCACCGCTGTTCACCACCTCAATGCCGAAAGGCGCAGCAAGCGCCTGCGCAATCTGCACCAGCGAGCGTCCGTTAAACTGTGTCGGTTCGGCTGCACAGTCAATCAGGTCAGCCGTCAGACTACGTCCGGCAATACCGGTGCTGACCGAACGGGCATCGTAACGAACGGGAGTCGCCTCCACCCAGCCGGTGATCACCAGCTCATCACCAATCAGCACTTCCACTTTTGAACCGTTTTTAATGCGCGGCTGAAGCGTGGTGATACCCTCATCTCCCGGCCACTGGCGAGTGATCTCCACACTGAAATCCCGCGCCAGCCGTTCAATACCGGCACCGATGCGCACCGATGTCCAGCCATTCCACTCCCGGCCATTTACCCGTAGCGTGACATTGTCGTTCATTGCACTGGCACCTTCAGAGGGATCACCGGCACAAAGCCGGGATGCGTAATGGCATTACGCCGGATAATGTCCGCGTCACGCGCCGCGTTATCAAACCAGGTCGCCGCCAGCACCAGCGCGGGTAAAACCTCATCCGGTGTGCGCTGAATGATCCGTGCAGACTGTTCAAGGCGCGTGTTGATATCCGCATTCAGATCTGCTTTCACCCGGCGCAGCGCCAGAAACAGCGCATCACTGGTTGTACGGGACAACTCCTTATCAATTGCCGTATTCAGTGTGTCGCGAATGTCAGTCAGTTCTTCCCACGTAGGCAGGTCAACCGTGTTTTTCACCGCCGGTGCATTGTTCAGTGCCGGATGCGTGACGGAAGGCCAGCCAGTGCTCTGCGCAGGTGTTGTTGCCTGCCCCACTGCGGAATTCTGCATCACCGCGGAAGTTGTTGGCGCAGGCAATCGGGTGACGGCATACGCCGCTTCACTGATTGCGGTCGTACGAAGGGTGCTGGCAACCACATTACGCTGCTGCGTAGCCGTGGCGGTGGTTTTACTGTCCGTTTTCCAGACGCCGCGCGGTTGCAGATCGCTGCCGAGGCTGACACCGGAAAGCGTTTTGATCATGGTGACCAGGTCGCTGGCGTTACCATAAAGGCGTTTCCCGGTACGCCACATTTTCTGCATCTGCTCAACGAGATTTTTGCCTGACGATGGTGGCGGCAGAAGTACCGAGATATCCCCCTGCAACAGCCTGGCAGCATCCGATACGGCAGAATCCACCACTTTCATCGCATCAGAAACATACCCAAGCATTGTGCTGACATTACCAACGACGTCGTTCTGCACGAAATCCGCCACGCCATCGATACTGAAACCTCTGAAGCTGTCACTGATGCAGTCATCCAGTGCAGAACAGGATGACATCAGCGTCTGCGCCGTCGCCGCACCTGAAGTGGGGTAAGAGAGTTCTCCCGCTTCGACAAACTTCAGGTCAAAGCGGACAATACGCCCTTCACTCTTCGATGTGCTGACCCGAACTACTCCGTCAACACAGACTTTCAGCTCACCGTATGTCGGATGGACAAGCGTGCCGGGGCCGGGTTTATTCAGCGCGTCAATCAGGCGATCGCGCTGGTCAAAGCAGTCATCTCCCACCACATAAGCCGTGATGGACGGGCGAAAAGTGATTTTCCCCAGGTCTTCGGTATAGGATTTGTCGCGGTTCGGGTATTCATGTGTTTCCACACGGCGACCGGTTCCCGCACTTTCTTCTTCAACCTTAAACGGCACGCCGCGAAATGACGCGTCCTGAAGTCTGTCACGCCAGCCTGAAGACGACGAAAGTAATGAAGGTCGGGTGGGAAATGAGGATAAATCCATAGACTGACCTCAAAAAGGACTGCGTTATCGTGGAAAACGAAAAGGGGAATACCCCACATCGTGCGTGATTTTCATCAGGGGATCGGCTTTGCCCGGTACATCAATTATCTTCATACCTGGCGGAGCATTCTCGAACGTGACTTTCAGCTCGCTGTGCTGTGTCATGGAAGAAGATGGATTCAACAGCGGAACATTGGGTTTGTACTGACTCAGGCTGGCCTGATACTGCTCGTACTCTTTACGATCAAAAAAAGGCGTCCAGTCTGAAGCCAGAAACAGCCCTTTATTATCCAGCCAGTTAACCGTATCTTCAGGAACAACACTTTCCAGAGTATCTTTAACCGGCTCATACATCAGGGTTCCCAGAAAACCATATACCCCGGCCTTCCCGATAAAGCCGCGGCCTTTCCCCATCAATCCCGTTTCTGCCGATACCTTCCCCAGCGTACGCATCTCTCTGGTCACTGCGGTAATGGATTTGGTAACGTCAGCAACCCATTTGGTTGCCATAAACAGGGCAATCGCTTTCAGAACAGTTTCCCATCCCCCCATCGCCTGCGCCGTTTCATCCACCACGTGCCAGACTTTTTTTATGACAGGACCTACGGTTTCCCAGTTATCAATAATGAGGTAAGCGCCACCAACCAGAAGAGCAATCAGCCCCTTAGCAGGCGTCATATTCATCACACCGCCGAGAACTTTCATAATTCTGGACAAAGAGCCTGCAGCGGCTCCCACCGTCAGTAAGGCCAGACCGATTTTAGCAATGGTCTTAACGAGCTCCGGGTTTTCACGGACAAACGTTCTCACTTCCTCAAGGAGCGGTTTTACCGCTTCAAGACCATCATTAACCTCAGGAAGAAACGTTTCCCCCAGCGTGGAAGAAATGGCATCAAGTTGATTTTGCAGAAGTAAAAGCTGGTTTTCCGTCGTCGCTGCCCTCGAAGCATATTCCTTCTGCATCGAACTGCCATACTGCTGGGAATCCGCAACCCGCCTGAAGTTGGTACGCAACAAATCAAGGTTAGTCAGCAGAGGTGCTATCGCGCCCAGAGACTCTTTCCCGAACAGGGCATTCAGCACAGCTGCCTGTTTTTCTTTGGGCACTTTAGCCATCGCATCCAGTACAGACAGCATGGTTCCCCGGGCATCTTTCTGCATATCAGCAGCTAATTTCTTCGGATTGATCCGCAGAAAACGTAATGCCTGTTTCTGCGATTTTGTCGCGGAATTTCCCGCGGTCAGGGAAAGCATGAAGTTCTTGATCCCTGTGGCGGCAATTTCTGACTCCACGCCCATCCCGGAAATGGTTGCCCCCATTGCCGCGATTTCGCCGGAAGCCACACCTGCAACACCACCTAAAGGACCAATACGCGTAACAATATCGGAGATTTTCTTCGCATTCGCCGGGCCGGTATTACCAAGGTAGTTGATTTTGTCAGCCAGCCCGGCCACTTCATCCTGCGTCATATTAAACGCAGTACGCCACTGGGCCATCATCTGCCCGGACTCTTCAGCCGTGGTATCAAAGGCCACGCCCATCTTCACCGCATCAGTGGCAAACTGCATCAGTTCATCACGTGCAATCCCGGCCTGACCGCCAGCCGCCACAATTTCCGCGATCCCGTCTGCAGACATGGGAAGCTCAGTAGACAAAGCGCGTACCTGCTCCGTCATGGCCTTAAACGCATCCGGCGTATCCAGACCGTCTACCACTTTGCGGACATCAGCCATCTTCGATTCAAGGGTGATGGCTGATTTTACAGGGAGTGCCAGTGCCCCCATTATTGCAGTACCCGCCCCGGCAGCGCCCAGAGCAAGGCTGGAGACTTCTTTCTGAAACCCCTTAAGCTGACGCTGCATACCTTTAAGCGGGCCGGACAGCCTGTCAACGGCGGTGATGATGGCTTTCAGCTGAAAATTATCAGCCATGCTTCATCTCCTCATTTATACGGACGGCCTCTGCCTCCAGATCAGCAAAGTGGGAAATAGCCGTCCGGCGAAGTTCAAGGGGGTTTAATTTCCAGAACCACGCGACATTGTAGAATCGCTTCCGGAGGTCTCTTCCGTCTCCAAGCCGGTAAAAAAACGCATTACAATCATGCCTGCCTTGAAAATATCCAGCTTCGTCATCTGCGCTGCAGACGAGCGCGGGATCCCGGCCAGAAGCGGGATATATTTCAGCGCTACCTGACTGTCCATTTTCATACCACCATCAGGTGAAACAGAGAAAGGGAACCCCAGCGCCTCAATCTCGTCATACGTAGGCTCACGTATTTCCAGCACATGCAGTGTTTCTTTGTGGGCGATGATCGGTTTTTTAAGTACAAGCTCAATCACTGGTAATCCCCTTCTTCACCGTGGAACTCAAGATCAACCGTGCCTTCTTCGGCATTATGGTTCGCTTCGCCGTGCAGCCAGGCAGACGACAGTACATAGACCTGACCGTTCGCCAGCTCGGCAGTGATGGTCATCTCATCAGACGAGGTGATTTTGCTCACCGGAAAATTCTTCGGCACCTTGAAGGTCCCTTTGACATAGGGCGCACGGTGAGTTTCCTTGCGGTCCACTGAACCGTCCAGGCCGATGATGTCATCATTGACCGTCCTGTTCATGGGCACCTCAATGCCGCCGGTCAGCGATAGCTGCTGACCGTCAATTTTGAAATAACAGGTTCCCCCGATACGGGCCATTATGCAGACTCCTCTGAATACTGAAGACGGAACTGGTTAACCACGGCAAAGACACGCAACTGGTTAACATAGTCAGGCGGGAACAGCGTGTTCAGGCGGTTCGGATCGCTGGCATCACGCTCCACAACCAGGTACTGCTTAAACAGTTCGTAGTTTTCCACGATCCCCGCACGCTCAAGCTGACGGTAGGTTGCCAGCAGTTCCCCTTTGATCACCGCCGGGGTGACAATCGCCTGACCGGGACCAAAGCGGGTACCGTCACTGGCAAGCTTGTGACGCCCGTACTTACTGGTGATGACGGATTTCAGTTTGCGCAGTACATACGCGCTGGTATGCAGTGTCTCACTGTCGAGGTAGCTGTTATCCGCAACCCCGTAAGCGTTTTTCCTGTACGTGGTGACATCACGCTGAATGCGCAGTACCCCGCTTTCGACATACGCCGTTGCCACGCCATGAGACAGCAGGGTCTGTTGTTCGGTCATCGTGAACCGTTTCCCCTTCGGCGCAGGCAGCATACCCACCATCTCACCGGTCTGCGTGGGACGTGCCGGATCGTTGCGGATAAACACCGCTGCGCGGGCGGTACGGCTGGCTGCCAGCTCGTCGGCAGGCGTCTGGGTCTCTTTTTCGTACCCCGCCAGGGTGATGTGCTGCTGGTTAAACTGGTCACCTGCGTTCACCAGTTCTGACAGTGTGCCGGCCTTTGCCGTATACACATGACCATACAGCTGACGCGCATAGCTCCAGCGACCGCTGGTATCGTTCATCTCGGTCACCAGCGTGTTAACAGAGGCCGTGTCGTTGAACGGCAGACCGATATAATCAAACGGCTCATCCGCCATTGCAGCCACCGCGCCGGTGAGAACCGGAGCGCCCGTTCCGGCGGTCCCCGTCGCCACGGCAATCTGTACGCCCGCTGGCAGCACTTCGCCCCCACCGAAGCCGTAGTAATTGAGGCTGACAGGAATTTCATTCCCGCAAAGCCCCTTATGGCGAGCGGTCAATGTAACCACACCAGCCGAAGATGAGGCCGTAAACGGCAGGGCCGGAACGGCATTGATGGCATCTTTGATACTGCTGGCAATCGTCGCGACGTTATCGCCGTTGGTCACCGGTGCCTGCACGCGGGTACGTCCCACATAAACATTCACCGTGCCGGTTTCGGTTGCTGCCCCGGTCACCGTCAGCGTAACTGTTGCCGCCGCGCCTGTGGATTCAGGAACGGCAATCACATACAGCTCGCCAAACGGATCGGTCTGGCGATAAGCCTCGACCATACGCGCCAGCTGACTTCCCGCACCACAAATCTGGCGTGCATAGTCTGCCGACGGCATCAGTACCAGACTGTTGGCAACAATCTCTGCACCGTTATTGGCATGACCAATCAGCAGCGATGCTCCGCTGTCCTGTGCAGTATTCGCCGCCTGGTTATCCATTTCCGCATAAAACAACGGAACCAGCGTATTCGACGGAATGGTGTTAAAGCTTATCGTCATCGGTATTCACCTTTTTATTCACGCGCCGGATATCACCCGCTGCTTCACGGCGCAGCCAGTAGTTGTTCTCGTCAACATTTCGCCCTTCGGCGGGCAAAAGGTCGCCGCGGGCAGGGTCAGGCACTGACCGCCCTTTAACAGGTTTGACAAACATGAGGATCCTCAGGAAGGAAGGGTTATTTCGGTGTGATGTTCGATATCGCCGTCAGGCCCGTTACCGGGCTCGAGATAATCAACATCAATCGCCAGCGTTTGCAGTTCATCCAGACTGTTCAGATCATCCTGCTGGCGGGTATCGTCTTCAGTCAGCTCGCTGATGACCGAAAAATCGAACTGATAAATCAGCTCATGACGATTCAGATCCAGCAGCGTGCCGCCGTCATAGGTAATCGGGTTACCGCACGCTTCCGGATTCCAGCCCAGCAGGGCCTTAAAGAGCATCTGCCGGACATCGTCCACCACATCATACGAGGCAAACTGACCGCGCTCATCACGCCCGTTACTCAGTATGACAACCACGGAGAAGCCCTCTTTCAGCTCCTGCCAGTAGTCGGTCTGGCTTTTGTTTTCTCCCGGAGAGTCATCACCCGGTACCACATACGCCGCCGGGAGTCTCAGCTTTCCGACCTCCGGCAGATTTTTGAACTGTGCCGCGCCTGCCACCCGGTTTTCAAAATACGGGCAGCGGGCACGCAGCGCAGCAATAACAGGCGTCAGTTTCATCTGTGTCGTCGCTCCGGCTTCAGTGATTTACGCAATTCCCGCGCCAGAAAATAGCGTGTCCAGCTGCGGTTCTTTTCAAGCGCTTCCACCATGAAGTTATTACGTGGAGCCAGTCGCCAGCCGCTGCCACCGGATGCACCACGATGATGACTACGACGACGTTTTGCTCCTCCCCGGACACCAAAAAACAGAAACGCCGGATAGAAGTCACCAGAGATCATCCGGTTCCCCTTCCCGTTGCGCTGGTTAGGGGCAATGCGTGTCATAAAACCGGCTCGCTTTTTACTGGCTCTCGGCACCATATAACCAATCGAACGAGCCAGGCGTCCGGTCTGATAACCGGGGTTTTCACCCGGTGCCGACCGCGCACGGCGCATCACCAGCCGACGGGCATCACGCATATGACGCTGCCCAATCGTGACAAACGCCCGCCGGACACGGGCGCGGTTAAAGCGCATCTCGGCGGGCTGCTGAACATCAACGTGAAAAAAGGGAGTCGCCATTGCTGCCTCCGTGACTCTGCCTACATTCGCCCAGCTCCGTACACTCCAGCAGCAGAAAGCGCCGCGCCCCGTTCAGATCGCGCTGACGTTTCACCCGGTACACACTGTCACCGCAGACCACCTCATAATCAGCGGTGATCCCCCGGCGGTAACGAATGGTGATGTAATGGGTGATGGCGTCCCCGGTCTGCGCGGTTTCCTGCCAGGTGGTGGCACTGGTCTGGATAACCTTCGCCCATGTCCGGAACGTAACCGGGTATTGAGGCTCCACGCCAAAGTTATCCGCGGGCATATCCACCCGCAGGCGGATCAGGACGCGTTTATTCAGTTCACCGGGGTCCGGCAGAATGTAGGTTGCGCTGGTCTGCGCCTGACGAATTTTCATTGCGGAAAGTACCTGTACGGGCCGACAAGCCAGCCAAAACTCTGCGGCATGTCGAGTTTCTCCACTTCCGTAACCGACGAGCGGTTTTCGTAAAAATGGCTGATAAGCATCAGCATCCCCAGACGAATATCATCCGGCAGGTGCAGCCCGTCCGGATCGCTCTCCGGAATGGTTTCATCCGGTGCATAGAGCTTCCGGTTCAGATACGTTTCCGTCCGCTTTTGCGCCGCACAGGCCAGCAGTTGCAGATGGCGGTCATCAGCATCGAAATCCTCATCCAGCCGGAGTTGGGCTTTAATCTCTTCCATTGTCAGAAGCATACTCAGCCCTCTTTACTGGTCGTGGCTTTTTTCTCTTTTGCCGCTTTACTGCTTTTTGCACTGGTTCCGCGCTCTGCTAACCCGGCCTGAAGTGCAATCTCCTGCACCCGGGCAGGAAGCGCCCCGTCGTCATACTCACCGGCCCGAATGACCTCAACACGCATACCGTCCGGTGACCATTTCAGATCTTGTTTCAGGATCATGATTCTTCACCCGTCAGAACAGGGGGCGCGGTTCCGCGCCCCTGAGTGATTACGCCGCTGCAATCTTCAGCAGTTTGATGGCCTGCGAATCGACCAGCATCCCGCCGGTGCGCTTGGTGGTATAAAAACCGACAAACGGTTTATTGGTGTACGGGTCACGCAGAATGCGGGTGCCGATACGGTCAACGATGGTGTAACCCCGTTTGAAGTTACCAAATGCAATGGCTTTCGCATCAGCGGCGATATCCGGCATCTGTTCGTTTTCAGCGATACCGTAACCCGCCAGAGAGGACGGCTGCCCCAGTTCCAGCCCCGGACGCCACAGATAGTTACCCTCGGTGTCTTTCAGCAGACGGATGGCAAACAGGCTGTTGTTGTTCATCATGAACTTCGCGCCAGTGCGGTGTGCCTTACGCAGCGTGTAAATCAGTTTGATAATGGCGTCTGCGGTCACCGCGGTCGCTTCGCCGGATACAATATGCTGAAGTTTGCCGAACGCCCGGACCTTGTCGGTTTCATCAGTGGATTCATACGCCAGGAACCCTTTCGGCTTCTTGGTGCCATCGCCTGAGGTAAAGGCAATTTCTTCCTGTTCAGCAAATTCGGTTGCCAGCTCGCTGTTGATCCAGGCCTCCACGTTGAAGAAGGCATCGTCCAGCATTTTCTGGGTAGCCTGCGGGTTGCCGTAGATTTCCCCCATGAGAGGTTCAATCAGCTCCAGTCTGGAGGTGGCAGTCTGGGATCGCGTATCCGTTTCCCCCACCCACCCGGAAGCCGTACCGCCCAGATTCACCAGTTTTTTGTAGTCGGAACCGCCAACGGTGATCACCGTGGCTTCCTGACGCATCACCACTTCATCTTTCAGCAGGTTAAGAATGTTGCGATCCAGTTCTTCCGGCACGGCGTAGCCACCGTCTTCATCGGTACCCACCTGCAATGCCTTACGCTCCAGATCGCGCAGACCGTCTTCACGGCCTTTACGTAGAAAGCCCACAAACGCCTCTTTATGCTCGGTGGCCAGTTTATTTTGCGCTCCACCTGCCGGACGTTTCAGCTCAAGCAGCTCTTTTTCAAGGTCGCTTTTGAGATTTTCCAGCTCGCTGAGTTTCCCGTTCAGGGTTTCCACCTGCCCGGCAAGCTTGCCTTTTTCCTGCTCAATCGCATCCACGCGCTTGTCGTTCTTTGCTTTGAAGTCGTCAAACTTCTGCTGCAGCTCCTGCGCGACCTGTTCGACATCTTTAATATCAACCGCCATCGTATTTCTCCTGATTAGAAGTTCAGATTTTTCAGTGCATTCAGTGCAGAGCCCACATCCTCAGCGTCGCGCAGGGACAGTGCGCCATAGCCCCCGGCCATGAATGCTTTGGCCTGGGTACGGGAGAGTCCGACATCACGCAGGACTCTTTCGATTTTTTTCTGTTCGGGGATTTCCCCGCGGGCCAGCGCGTTCTTGACGTCGCTGATCCGCGCCTCGTCGTTAGACGGAAACGTCACCAGACTGACTTCCCAGAGGTCGATTTCTTTCAGCAGAAAGGCTTCTTTGCTCCGGTCGTATTCCCAGTCTTTCAGGACGTACCCAATAGAAAGGCCGGTTAACGAACCGGCCTTCATGTGTGCATGTGCGCGTTTTGCGAGGGGATCATCATCAATAAGCAACCGCCCCCTGACGTAAAGCCCGACATCGTCTTCCTTCATTTCGGTGTAAACACCGATGGGTTCATCCATGCGGTGCTGCCAGAGCAGCGCAGGTAACGCTTTTCTGTCACTCCACGCCCGCAGGGAAGCAGCAAATGCCCCGGACATCACCACATCATCGTGGCTGTCCTTTACACCAAAGACGGAGCCATACCCTTCAAACTCACCGGAGTCACTGACAGATTTCAGACTCAGCGGTACATCAAGACGTTGTTTCGTCTGCATTGGCGTTATCCTTCTGCTTACCGGCTTTACTGCCATCGGAGGGTTTCGTGGTCATGTTCATCGGTGTGAGATAGACATCCCCACCGGGACGCGGATTCATATCTTCCAGGTCGCGGCAGTCATTGGGAGAGTAAATTCCCCAGTTAATCCCGGTGGCGTAGGCTTCAAAACGGGACTTCATATCCCCGCGCAGTAACGCCCCGGCGTTAAATTTGGCGTAATAAACGCCCTGCTTACTTTTTCGTACCAGTCCGGTGTTGATCCGCTGCTCAATGCGGGTCAGATACGGCACCAGTGAATAGTTGATAAATCCGAGCCCCAGCTCTTCGATATTGTTGAAGGTGGCGCGATCGGTGTTCTGCACCATGTGCAATGGCACACGGAACAGACGACAAATTTCTTCAAGCTGAAACTTGCGGGTTTCCAGGAACTGGCTGTCCTCTGCGTTCAACGCCATCGACTTCCAGTCCAGCCCCATCTCAAGGATCATCGGGCGGTGAGCATTGCCAAGCCCGGTGTGACGCTCCTCAAAATCTTTCTTCAGGCGCTCATAAGCCTGATCCGACAGCGTCTGCTCTGTACGCAAAACACCCGACGTCACCGCGCCATTGCTGAACAGTCTGGCCCCGTGCTCTTCGGTCGCTGCCGCCAGCGATATTGCCTCGCGGGCATAGGCGATGGGATTCAGCCCCACCAGTCCGTCCAGCGTCAGCGTACGCACATGCCAGATATCCTCCTGGCTCAGTACATCCGTGGAGCCATCCGGGAATGTGACCTGATAGACCGGTTCCCAGCTACTGTTAAGCTTCGGTACCACACAGCCGGGATCGACGGGCAGCAGTTCAGCCACTTCGCCAAATGCTTTCACTTTGTAGGCGTAAAAGTT